GTTTTCCATGTCCGTTTTCATCTGGGCGAAGGCGGCCAACTTCTGCTTAGGGCTGTCGGCGTTCTTAAAGTTCTCCATCTGCTCATGGCGAGCGCTGTCGCTGAGAGTGCCCGCGCCGGTCGGCGAAGCATTCACAACGCGAGCATATTCGGACAGGAACGTCGTGGTGGCGCTATCCATCGCGCGCACGGTGGTATGCCCCGGCACCGGCAAATGGCGCTGGAGAAACTGCACGACTGAGTTGATAGTCGGATATTCCGTCTGCCCTGGCAATTCCATGCTGCGGTCAACAGCTTGCTGCCCGGTAAGCCGGGCGTTAGTCTCGTTGCCGGTGATGGTGCCGAGCTGCGTTTCCAGCGTCTTGAGCTGTGAACTGCCCGCCTTATAATGGGCAATCTGGCGGGCGAGGTCAGGGCCTTTCAGCCCGCTTGCCCCTGCCAGCTTGGCGGCCATGTTGAGGATGGCTTCGCGATCTGCGGCGGCCTGCTTGCCCATGCCAAGCGTCGGCATCTGCCCAGTGGTAAGGTACTGCTGCGCGTTGAAGGTGATCGCATCAGGCGTCAAGGCGCCATCGGCGGCCTTCGGGGTGCCGTCAGTTTCATGCGTGGCGCGATATTCGGCCTGCTTTTGCTGGTATTCGGTCGCCGCCCGAGCATCCGCCGCGTCCTGCCTTTGCTGCTCGCGCACCTTCTCAGGCGACGGCGGCAGCGTCACCACACGCCCGCCGGACGCGGCCTGCACCATACGGACAGCGTTGCCCTGCGCGTCGGTTTCCCAGATATTTCCGGCTTGATCTCGCGCCTGGCCCATTATCGACCCCTTGTTCCATTGCGCCCGAAATATGGCATCTTGCCGTAACCCGGCAGCGTGACGTGAACGTGGTCGCCTTCGTTGAGATAGCGGGCGTTCGGGCCAAAATAGCTTTGAAGCTGTGGCATGGTGGCGCCGACATAATCCGCCGCGTCACCGCTCAAGTGGTGGCTGTTCGGCACACCGCCGACAGCCCTGTTGCCTTCGATCGTCCGCCGCCCGCTGGTCATGTGGCCGGGCGCGTGCATGGGATCAGCGAAACGTCCCCGACGCGGGCTGCGTCGGACCTCCTGAGATAGGAGTGAGTCCGCCGACTGGCGCGGTGGGAGTCGTGCTTGCCCCCCCGCCCAAGGCCGAACCGATGCCACTTTTCGGGCCGATATAAAGCTGCCCGTTAGGCAGCGTCACCACTACGTCAGGCTCTGCCGTCTCATGCTGTATGCGCTGGGTGTAGAGCGCCTGTCCCGCCCGGCTATGAGGATCGACGCCGGACGCGCGAACCATCGCTGTGAAGGCATCGTCAGGCTTGTGCGCGCTTTCATACTGCTGGCGCTGCAGCCAGTCGTCGTTGTTCTGCTGGCGCTGGCGCTGCCATTTGACTTCCTCGTCCTGCGACTGCTGGCGCTGCTGCTGCATCGGCGCAAACACGGCCTGATGCCCGGTGCTTTGGAGCAAGCTGTCCCCGATCAGCCCCGCGAGGTAACGCCCCATCCCGCCGTCTCCGAAGAATCCGGGCTTCTTCTCGATCTGCGGCGTGGGGACTGCTTCAGGCGCAATGCCTCGATAGCCGCCAAGCGGTTGGCTGCCCTGCTGGAGAATGTTCTGTAGAGCGATGCCGAGTGCCATCGTTAGACCCCCTTAAATCCGCCACCGGCCCAACCGGCCAGCCCTGCCCCCGCGATGCCGCCGAGCATCTGGCCCAAGCTGCCGTTCGTCGTGCTGGTGCTGGTGCCGTAGCCTGCGGATGCCTGCCGCACCGCACCATTGGCGGCCTGAACGCCGATCCACGGAAGCTCGGCAGCGTTGTTGAGCAGGCTTTGCGAACCCTGCATGAGGTTGCCAGCCTGCCCGATAGCATCCTGCTGGTAGCCGCGCTCGGTGTTGTATTCGCCCATGCGGACGGCGTTTTCATTGGCCGCGATTTGCTGGGCGAGAATGGCGGCGTGCTGGCCCGAACCAAATCGGCCAGCGGTCCCGAATTGGTCGTTGACCCCGTTGATAACGTCCTGGTTTGTTTTGCCGAGTACCGCGTCCAAATACGGGTTGCTCATCATATTGGCGCCAGACAGGTTCCTGTTCACCAGCCCCTGCGCGCCCATGATGCCCGCCTCTGCGCCCGGCGCGACCCGGCCGTATGTCGCCTGTTGGTCGGCAGCGGCGCTCGCTAGGCCTGGCTGCGATGAATTGAAAACATCGGCCTGCTGCTGTAGATTGTTGAGGATATAGGGTTGCGCCGGCGCCCACGGCGTATTGCTCTGGACGGTCTTAGATTTCATTCGCCCATTCCTTCACTAAATCTTCGCCCATCGGACGCCAGCCAAAGGGCTGCAGAACTCTCCGCCAGCCCTTGCGACCCGTTATTCTGCCATTGGTCGTGCCCGCCTCTTTCGAAGCCGCGATCACTGTTCCAAGGCTGGGGACGAACCCGGAAAGGACCATTCCACCCACCAGCCATATTTCGAGCGTGTCGCCATCGATCCGCGAAACCCCGGCCACGACAGGTTCGTTACCGTCCGTGCCCAGCCAAAGTTGCGCCCGGCCATCAGCAAGCCCCGCCTCGACCTCGGCCCAATCGTTGCCGCCGCGTGTTACAGCCCTGTCCAGTAGGTCCCGGATCGTGCCCCAATCCTCGAAAGGCGGGGGCACAAAGCCGAATCTCACGGGATCACTTCACCCGGACGATAGGACCGCCCGCCGCTGTCATGGTCGCCGTAAACGCCCGGCAGATCCGTTCCGCCGCTCGGTGGCGGGGTTGAGACCGTGCCGCCGCTTTCCGTCTCGGTGTCCGCCGTTGCCGCCGGGGTGAACGCCGCCGCACCGATGTAGCTGGGCAGCAGGAACTTGAGCGGATCGACCGGCGTGCCCTGCGTATCGCCAAGGAAGGCATACAGTTCAGGGTAGGCAATCCGCGCCACTTCGCGCCCATCGCAAAGCAAATGGCTGTCAACGCTGCGCTGGATCGGGAAGAACGCAATCTGCCCGACCCGGTAGTAACCGCCAGCCAACGCCGCGAACCCATCCGACACATCACGCGCAAGGATCGTCACGTTGGGCGTAGCAGGAGGGATATACGGGTCATTCGTGCTTCGGGTGCAGATATAGGCAAAAAGCTCGCTCATCGCCGCCCGCCCGCCTCTAGCGTCGCGTCAACGCCTTGGAGGTACGACCAGTCCGTTCCTGCCGCGATGGTCACGAACGCCCTGACAAAGCGCCCACGGGCACGCACGGGCATTTCCCCGGATGCCTGCAGGGTCGATACGTCCGTGCGGCGCGCCCCGTCCCCAAGCCGCTGGCGTGTGTCGAGCCGAACAGTGATGCCGCTGATCGCGTCTGTCATCGGGCGGATACGCCGCAGCCGTGCGTCCCGGCCCTCGATCATCTCGATCTGTCGGCCTGAAACCCGCGAGGCCATGTTAATCCCGCTGAACGTCCCCAGCACGCCAGTCTGGAACACGTAGAACACCGGGTCGCCCAAGGTAAACCGGCCCGCGTCGAAGCTATCCAGCCCCGTGCCGTCAACGTCATCGTCGGGCGAACCTACCGCCGCGTCCTGTTCCTCAAGCGAAGGCGCGCGCTGCGCCCTGCCCGTGACGATCTCGGCCGCAAATTCGATCACCGACCACTTGTCGAGCAGCCAGTTGTAAAGCCACATGGCCCGGCCCATCGACCAGCAGACCGTGTTGCGCTGGCCATCAACGGCGGTGGAGATCGCGGCGTAATTGACCGCCCCGTAAGCCTTTTCGAACGCCTTATCGACGCGCTCAAAGCCGATCGACTTGATCTGCGCCCCGTCCCACATCTTGAAGCCGTTTTCAGAGTACCAGAACGCCAACTCGCCATGCTGGGCAACCGAATGAACGGTCGCGCAGCCCACGTTCGAACTGATCTTGTCGAAGCGGAACAGCACGTTTCCGCCCACATATGCCATCCGCCGAACCGCGCTGCGCTGCAGGATCAGGCCGACCTCGCCGCCGACGATCCCGGTGATCTCACCGCCATCGGGGAAGTCGTTATAATCGGACTTGCGCTGCGCGTAGGTCCACCATTCGGAATTGTTCTCGCCCGACCACGCCACGCGGTTGACCTGTCCGCCCGCCTGCGTACCGACCACGAAGTTATTGACCACGGCCAGCGCCTGCATCGTCGGAGGCGAACCCCCAAGGCTTGCAACCGCGTCTGTCTCAAGGTTGATCTTGAGCGGGGCCGTCACCGCATTGCTGACAATGGCAATCTCGCCAAACTGCACGAACCGCCAACGGTCATCGTCGCCTAGCGAATAGCCGAACCCAATCTCGACCCAGCCCAGTGCCGTCTGCCGGTAAAGCCCCGCTGACGTGCCCGCGATAAGCCC